GCACCGAACTTGACGTAGATAGAATTGACATCTTCGCCGTCTGGCATGGAGACGATAGTAACTGGAAGTTCTCGGGCAAGCCCTGCTGCAAATTCTTTTCCAGGCTGGTCGCCATCAGCGAATACAAATACTCTTTCAAAATCTGCGAGCAATCTTGTGTAGTGTTTCTTCCATGAGTTCGAACCTGGAACTCCAACACAAGGGATACCGACGCATCTACTGAGCGTGATTGTATCAAGCTCTCCTTCACATACGCCAATCCAATCACCTGCCCTTTCAATATCTAGTACGTTGTACATCTTGGTGTCACTACCAGTCATGCCCATATACTTAGGCTCAACTGCTGGATTCAAACTTCTAAATCTAATATCAACTACGCCAGTCTTAGTCACATAAGGTATAGCTAAGCGTCCGAGGTATGCTTCGTGCCCTGTCTCAGGCTCCGCGACTACGCCTAATCGAGCCAGCCGTGCTACCTCTATTGGAATACCCCTGCTTGCTAGGTAATCTTCGGCCTGATAAATGCTTTCCTGGTACTTGCGTGTTGCTTGTCCCAGCAAATCCTTCTGCGATTCTAGCTGCCTCACGTATGTCAACTCCCTCCTGTATAGCTACGATTTGTAAACTATTCCCTTGTACTCCACATGCAAAACATATAAAGATATTCTTATCTAGATTAACCGTACCTGACTGATGACTATCACCGTGGAACGGACACCTCAGGTTAGCTTGACCATGGTCACGACGTAGCGTTGCACCGTAGTGCTCAAGCACAGCCTTGATTGAAGGCAAGTCACTCACCAAAGACATCTCCTAATCTTATTACTAAATACGAATCTGCTATTGACTTCCCTCGCGCCTTGATAACAACCGCTGGAAGAATGGCTTCTCTCGATAGGCCCCTTGCTTCCGCGTAATTGCTTGCTTCGACTTGTGCTTCTTTCGTCCAACCGCTGAGGTCGATGGCGTTGCCTGCTCCTGGTGCTTTGCATTCAAGGATGCCAATGGTTCCTCCAATGAAATCTTTGCGGACAACAACATCTCCCTCATCTTTGCTACCTCTCCTTGCAAGGCGCTCAGCGTCGTATCCAAGTCCTCTAAAGTATTTCGTGATGTCTGTTTCATATGTTGCTCCTCTAGCCTTATGGCTTTTTCTAGTTGTCATGCGTTCTCTGGAATATCATCTATAAACATATACTCAGGGTTGAATGCAACCCAAGTCATTAGTCCACCGCCTGCGTCGGCACGACCATATCTGTTCTTGACAGGCGCAACTCCCATACTTGTCCCGACAACTCCAAGCGTACAGATGAGTGCGGGTAATTGCGCAACCTTTCCTTGGATAGCACTTCTAGGTTGGCATGGAGAGCCTTGGATAGCCTCCGATGTGTGATGTAAGACAACAACTGCTGCATTGGTCGCTCTAGCAAGGTATTTCAACTCCTTCATAATCGCACGCATAGATGCGAACTCTTCACCACCATCGGTGGCTACGTCCATTAGGTTATCTACTACTATAAGAACTGGAGGACAACCCCATAGTTCTTCGAATGCTTGTACTTCTTCATCAATGTCTTGCAATGATGGTGCTGATTCAAATGACCATACAATGTGTGAACCTCGGGCAAGTGTTGCCTTAGTCCAGCCATGGTCAGTGTTCATTAAAGATTCTACATCGCCTTGCGACTTACCTGAAATCATAGATGCTAGGCGCATAGCCATAGTGTGTGCGTTGGTATCTGCCGAGATGTAAAGAGTTGGAACTCTCATCTTCAAAGCTAATGCTAGTGCTAGGGTTGACTTACCTACACCTGGTGCTGCTGCAAACATCGAAACTTCAGAGCGCCGTATGATAATCTTGTTTGACTCAAACGCTTTGAAGCAACTAGGGAGCGGTTCTCCACCGATACTGGCACGGCCAACGCTTCTGACAAGTGTACGCATGGTTCATTCCCTTCTGTAAGGATAGAACGTAGCCACCATTGCGGTGTGTAACGATGGCTACGCTCAATCATATCTTAGTTAACTGGCTTGCATTGGTCAGGCGTGCCTTGTGGTGTCGGACATGCCCAGAAAGCGTAAGGCTTCCCACTTGTCTTGCTCACTCCCTGTCGGAAGATTCGTGCCCCGTGAATGCAGGTCGGACTTGCTGTCCCTGCTGGCGTTACCGCTGACGGTGGTGCTCCAACGGATGCTGCTGCCTGCTGGATTGGAGCGGAGAATTGCGAGGGCGTTGTGCCTGCTGTTGAACCAGTGGTCCCCAAAGGGGCTGCGTTGTATGCACCAACAATCAATCGCTGTACTGATGCAACCTGTGGTGAGTAATCTCCTACACCTTCAAGCAATACGCTTAGTTCGTCGGCCGTATTGGCACGAACGTTAATCATATCCCCCGCTGGTGTCTTATAGGAGACTTGTAGTTTCCAGTCTTCGTTCATCTGTTATCCTATCTTAGTTGAGAACTGACAATGTGCGGTCAGTCCACACTTGTATTGGCAATTGTTTGTGTTCGGCAAGAAGATACCTGCCTTACGTGCTTTGTCAAACCCTGATACTAAGTACTCCAGCTTATCCTCTGTGTACTGTTCAAGGCTGACCAACGGTGACACGCCGTGTTGGCGTGACATGAAGTATGTTCCCCACTTGATATCTATGCCAAAGGTTTTCATCAAACCAATCTTATAGAAACCAAGCTGCAGTGTATTGGAAGGCGTAGCCTGGGATGTCTTCAGGTCAACGATGACTAACTCACCATTCACTTCAAACACCCTATCAAGAATCATCTTGACTGGTACACCAGCAAACTCGGGAATCATTTCGAGTTCGATAGCTGGGACACCTTGCGGCGTCTTCCATATCTTCCAATCGGTATTGGCTTGTCGCCATTCAATGTAGGCCTGTACCCAACGAGGACCAGCTTCGTGCCAGAAAGCTTCGTTCTCTTTGTTAGGGTTAGCTTTAGTAGCCCTGCCACCAACACGTGCATTGGTTAGGTCAGTTGTACCAAGCTCATCAGCCCATGCTCTAGCCCATAGTTCCTGTATCATGCATTCTCCAAATCCCACAGTTCAGTTGCTCGGTGAAATGCTGAACCACCTACCGACCAAACCGAAGGTTCTTCTGGTACCATCATTAATCTACCAAGGTAGTACTGATAGCCACAGTCGACGTAGGTCGAGAATGCTGAGTATGAAACATGCTCGGGTAGTTTATATTCTCCAAGTTGTATCATCGTGGGTGTAGTATAGCACAGGTCAGGCTCTGTGCAGGTAGACTGCTTACCTACAACCATCAGGGTTCAGTGTATACTTGTATATAATATATAATATAAAGACCCCAAAGGGGTCTTATAGTATATATATAATATATATATTATAGGAGAAGTAAATGACTGAAGTAATACTAGGTTCGCTAGCTGCGCTAGCAATTCGTGATATCGTATACGAGGCAGTTGCTCGATACAACAACTACCGACGACATAAAGACTTTGAAGTGTTCGTTGACCTGCTTGAGGACATTGACGCTGACGATGTTTAACTTTTAGAAACGACAAAAGGACCCCCTTCCATAGCAGTGATGCTAGGGTTGGGGGCCTTCTTGTCTCTATGGCCCAGCTAAGGGCCTATATGAGGTGGTTTACTTCTTGCTTCCGATGCCAAATTCCTTGGCTTTAGGGTCGAGAGCCTTCCAGATTGGCGCGATGAACGCTGATAGGAAAGCATAAACCAAAGCTTTAGGGTCTGTTACTCCTGATGCATAGAGCGCTACCACTGTTGGTACTGCTGCACGTGCATAGGTTGTTACGATTGCTGCGATTTTTTCGGTATTCATGTATCTCCTTAGGATTTAAAGACAGGCTTACCAAATCCCACGATGTACACAGGTAGTGACTTCTTGAGAGCTGGACCGTTCTTTACTTTGTAAGCACGCTTCTTCAGGCAGACTTGCCCTCCGTTGCGTTGGTCGCCCTTTTTATCGGGCGCTGTGTTACCTTCGACTGTGATTACAGTTCCGTCTCCGTTGTCTCGTACCACGATACCAACGTGACTAATGCGGTCAATGCCATCATTAGGGAAGTCAAAGAAAACAATATCGCCAGGTAGCGGTGTTGCTTCATTTACTTTCTCCCACTGATTCTTTTTGATGAATGCTTGGGCTCCAGCAAGAGTGCCAACAACGTTAGGAATCTTAATCCCAACTTCGTTCGCACACCACATGACAAAAGAACCACACCATGGTAGAAAGTTCGCCTTAGTGAACGCTCCATATTTTGTTTCATTGTCCTTGGGCCCTTCGATTACACCGATTTCCTCGCGTGCAACTTTGATAAAGTCGTTGCGTTGTCCCATGTTAGTCCGCCTTCTTTGAGTCTACCTTAGCAAAGGCAGCATTGATTTCATTTGCATCTAGCTTACCATCAGCAAGGAAGAAGCGAGCTAACGCTTCAATTACTGTAGCTGCACCTAGTGCACCAGCTAGTACTGCTGCTTGCCATACTTCGATACCGACTAGAGAGCCAGCACCAATCACGCCAAGCGATTCGGCTGCAATGACTGCAATGATACGCAGCATTACATTCTTTAATGTATCCATTAATCGTCCTCTGAGTTTCTTAGTTTGTATGTAACTCCCCAGATGATTGATGAGATGCCAATGGCATACCCGACAACCGTCTTGGCAGAACCGTCAAGGACTACCCAGGCAATGAACATGCCGAGGAGAGTCCACAATTGATTTACTATGTCTGAAAAGAACTTCTTCATGGTTTCCTCCGATAAGCTGCAGCGCCAGCAGCAGCGGTTACTGCAGCCTGTCCAGCAATTTGGCCTACGATAACCGCAGCAACAACAGTCTTCTCAGACTCTGCTCTTTCTTCAGTGCTCATGTCAGCACCAATAGAGCCGAGTGCTAAGAGCGCTTGGGCTGGGTCAGTAAAGATTGCGTTGATTAATTCTGCTGGGTTCTCAAGAACTACCAGCGCAGCAGCAACTTCTGCTGTGATAACAACTTCGTTTCCGTTCTCGTCCTGACGAACTTCGACTGGTGTTTCAGGTGGCAAGTCAGCATAGGTAAGGCCAGCTTCCTGGATTGCCTGTGCTGTCACAGGTTCACCCTGTGCTTGCTCAATGATTGCTTGTGCTACTACTTGCTTCTCTTCCTCGGTAGCGTTCTCGCTTACCTTAAGAGGTGGCTCTTCTGGTTGTACAATTGGTTCAACCATAGGAGGTTCAGGTGCAATATCAATTACAGGTTCTATCTCAGGCTCTGGAGAAGGTTCTGGCGCAGGCTCGGGCTCTACTACAGGCAGTTCCTCAGGAACTGGTGCAGTCTCAACTACGGGCGGAGATTCTGGTTCAAGAATTGGAGCGGGTTCAGCGACAGGCTCTGGCGGTAGAGGTATTTCTTCTGGAAGAGGAGCAACTTCTACAGGAGCGGGGGCAGGAACTGGCTCAGCGACGGGCACTGGCTGCGGAGAAGGCTCGGGCTGTGGAGCTGGTTGCACAGGAGCTGGAGTTGGTTGAGGTTCCACCGCAGGAGGGGCTGGCGGTACTACAGGTACAGGTTCAGGAGCAGGAGTAGGTGCAGGTTGCACAACTACAGTTGAAGTATCAGAAAGGACAGTAGATGTCTCTAGATTTATTACAGTTACAGTCTCTGCTGTCTGAGTTGCAGTCTCGCTTGGAGTCGGACTTGGAGTTGTGGATACAGTATTCGTATCTACTTGAGGACTCGGAGAAGGAGAAGGACTTGGCGTTGGCGAAGACGACGCTGTTGTACTATCAGATAGAGAAGGTGAAGGACTCGCTGTTGCAGTTGGAGTCTCAGATGGTGAGGGCGAAGGCTCTGGAGTGGGACTTGCAGTAGGAGTAGGAGCTATTCCATTATAGAATCTTCCTACGCCAGTATAGTTATCGCTAATGTAAGTTGTCCACTCACCAATAAATCCACCTTCGCAGAATAATCTTGCAATATCACCTTTGCCTTGGAAGAAAGTATTGTCAGCATTCCAGCCTGTCATTGCAGTATAAGTTTCTCCTGCAGGGTTAGCACAGATAATCGTCACACCTGAAACCCTTAACTCTGGTGGAGTTGCGTTAGCAACTGGACTCCAGAAGAATGATGTGCCTAAAACTAAAAAGAATACTGCTAACTTACTTCCTGTTACTCTCGCAGAGGATGAGGTAAATCTGGTCAACGCGTTGTTCAACTCGGTCCAATCGTTCGGTATTGATATTAACTGAGTCCCTCATTGAACTGCCACCATTTGGTTTAAGTTCTGTTAAGTAGTGCTTAACTAACCATCTAATTGCTGCTGTAAAACCACCAAGCAAAGTCATTATGGCAACGGCAAAGCCAGCCCATTCTGTTGCTGTCATTTATACAGTCCTAATTGTTACGTTAATTACTCCACCGAATCCACTGAATCGCTTATCAGGTGGTGTCATACGATTGAATGAAATCTGTTCGATAACTGCCTGACGAGATTCGCCAGTAGTTAAGTCTTGCCAGGTGAGCACGTCACCTTGTTCTTCAATACCTTCGAGGGCTAGAATCTTCTCGAAGGCTTTGCCTTCATAGCCAATCATTGAGTTGTATCGGTCCGTCTCTAGGTCATAGCAGTAGATAGGGAACTGGATAACACGCTGGCGTGGGGTAGCAATGGTTGCTTTAGCCTGATAGCCCTTGAATACTGGACCAAGTGATGATGTTGTTGCATCACGGTAAAGGATAAACTTATAGGCTACATATTCTTGTGCTGTAGCAGGGGATGAAGTTCCTATTTCAATAGATGGAACTGATACATCGTAGGAGATATGGTCATACTCTACGCCATTCTTGTCTACTGTTTCCAGTGTCATAGAACCGCTAGTAAAATCACCGCGTCCTAGTAGGCGCTTAAAGTTCTTAGGCTCAAGAGTTCCGTA